GCTCAGTATATTGAACTTTTTGCGGGTGATTCGGGATTTGTGATCGGCTACAACGAGATTCCAGATTTAACACGTACTTTGAACTGGGATTCAGACGATTCATCTATTCTTACCAGAATTCTGTCAGTTGCCACACAGTTCGGTGTAGAGCTAAGCTTCCGGTTTGAAGTCAGAGGCTTGTCCGTCATCGGAAAGTATATTGATATTAGGAAACACATCGGCGGTAACAAGGGCATTTATCTGCGTGTAGACACTGATCTTAATAAGATTGTTACGACTAGTGATATTGCTGACTTGTGTACTGCTATTGCTGGTACCGGAGGTACACCAGACGGTAGTGATACTCCAATCACGCTCAAAGGATATCAATGGGTTGATCCCAATGGCCGTTATGTATTAGGCGGTGATGGCGTATTAAGAGACCCAGTAGCACTTAGAACTTGGAGTCGCTTGCTATCGAGCAGTAATCCTGATCCTGTTGACGCTCATATCACTCGCAACAAAACCTATGAAGCTACTACTCAAGCAACGCTTCTACAATCGGTTCTATCTGACTTGGAGAAGTTCAATCATCCAGCAGTCAATTACGAGGTCGACATTGCCAAGCTGCCTGATACTGTCAATATAGGCGACACTGTTTATCTGGTTGATGAAGATGAACAGCTTTTTCTTTCTGCAAGAGTTCTAGAGCTTACCTATTCATACTCAAATGAATCAGGGACGGCAACGCTTGGGGATTATTTGATTCAAGCTAGTCAAGTTGACCCTGCCTATCGTGAACTAGCAGAGCAAATCAAGAATATGCCTAAAGCAGTTCAATACTATCCGTGGATTCGATATGCCGATGATGATCAAGGCACTAACATGTCGGCATTCCCAGCCAACAAGAAATACATGGCAACTGTTTGGTCGAATGAGTCATCTGTACCAAGCGATGACCCCACTGATTACGCTGGCAAGTGGGCATTGATTCAGGGCGCTGATGGTGCTGACGGTCAGCCCGGTCCTGCAGGAACGAGCAGCTATTTGCATACTGCATATGCTAACAGCATTGACGGTAGCCAAGATTTCTCAACAACTGATGGTAACGGTAGGTCTTATTTTGGCCAGTACGTTGACCAAACCCAAGCTGATAGCACAGACCCAACTAAATACTCGTGGGCGCTGTTCAAGGGGACTGACGGTCGAGACGGCAAAGACGGGAGCGATAATGTACCGGTCATTACTGTTGGTGCTGCATATCCATCTGGTCCTAAAAAAGGGGATATGCATTGGTTAACTGATAGTAGTGGCGTTGTAACGGGCTATTACACTTATGATGGTTCTGCTTGGAATCCTTATAAGATTGACGCAAAGATTCTTTCTGCTGAAACCTTCAACGGTATGACCTTCAATGGTGTTACTTTCACTGGCTCAAAGTTCATTTCTTCATTCAGTGGTGTGAAACCCGATGGCACAGCCGACTTTTCTGTACACGGAACAACAACAATGGCTGATGGTTCAATTGTTACTGATACGTATTCCGACACTGACAATACCCAGATAACACATGTGGCCATGGACCAGTTTGGCTTTCTTAACAACATCTACAACAAGGGAACACTGATGGCCAGCACACAAATGTCACTGGGCATGCTAACTCTGGGAAGCAATTATCAAGAAACAGCAAGTGACCCGCTCAAATGGATCACGAGCAGCCTTGACGCATTGGCAATTGCTAGGCTCAATAATGTTGGTGCCCTATTGTGGGAAGGCGTCTCGCTTATGGGCTGGTCAGGTAATGCCCAGCAAGCAGGACCCAGCAAGCCCATCAGTGATTGCTTAAATGGCTGGTTGCTGGTTTGGTCTGAATACAAAAACGGAGTGGCTCAGGATTACGATTACATTGTGACTCCGATCTATCGATCGTATGTGCAGGCTCATTCAGGCAAGCAGTTAACGCTTCAGATGGTCGCCTATGGCGCGGCTTCTTTTAACAAGAAGGTTTACCCAACAAATACAAACATCGTAGGTGATACGAATAACTCTGGAGGCGCTGGTAATCCTTCGGTTGCTGGAAGTTATGTACTTGTTAACATTTTTGCTTTTTAGGGGGTCAAAATATGAAAGTAAGACTTGATACACAAGCCGACGGCTTCATTTATGCATGGGGGACCGACTACACAAGCGACAATGTGGTTGATATAGACGAGAATGAACTCAAAAAGATTGTCGCAGGTGCTTCTAAGCTCGTTGACGGCAAAATTGTTGTCGATCAGCAGCGAGTTACTGATCTTTATCCGGCTGATGCAATGCCAACACCGTCACCTGAGCAGCAGATGATCGCTGCGCTGACTCTTGAAGTAGCACAGATGAAGGCGGCGAAATCAAGTGACTAATTATGATCAGTGTGCGTTACTTTACAGTTGGGGGATTGATTTAAAACCTTATGTACCGGTAATGATCACCCCAGATCAATACAAACAAATCACAGGCAGTGACTATGTCGCCAGCAAAAGCTAGCGACTATTTTTATGGAAGGAAGTGATGACAATGCTAAATAAAATCAGAGATCACCCGACACATACAGCACTCGCCATTGGCATGGTTGCCATTGGCTTGTTTCTGATCATCAATGACCATTATTTCATCTGGCCCCCACATTATTCTGACTGGTTAAACGATGACATTGTGGGGTTTTTGTTTGTCATTGATGGACTCGGGATTGGGGGTTGGGTGCTATGGGAAATACAGTTAGCAGTTACCAATCGTCTGTTGCTTACGACTACCAGCTTTTTAATGTCGTTCTTGACAATACTGCAATTCCTGACCTCGATCTCAACTGGAATCTACTCAAATTGGATCAGCAATGCGATCATAACAGCCTTTGTGCTGATTCTGGCACGAAGGAGTGACAGCCGTGACAGCAGTGATAACCAAAGCAATTGTTGATTTTGCCCCATATCTTGCCGGTATAGCATCGGCCGTTATTGCCTTCATGACCTACCGCGAGGGTAAACGGAAGAACAGGCATGATGAGCTTGAGGACATGAACGACAGATTACGCGCAGATAATGACCGTTTGAGACGTGAGAATGAGCATCTCAGAAAGGAAAACAATCATGAATAATTGGACAGATCTTGTAGTATCACTTGCAGTAGCAGCAGTCCCGATCATTGGGGCTTGGATCTCAAAACAGCTGCTGGCTAACAAGCAGGCATTGGCCTTGGTAAAGGTATTAGGCCCGTTGGCAAACGCGGCCGTAACTGCGGCAGAACAGCTTGGTGTGACACAGGCGATTGACGGTGCGGTCAAGAAATCGACTGCCATTCAGGCTGTGAAAGACGGCTTAAAATCACTTGGTTTCACCAGCACAGACGAGCAGACAATTGCCAATGCAGTTGAACAATCTTATGCGGATTTGAAAGACAGCCTAGCAGAAACCTATCCACAAAAGACAGCTGATCAGGAAGCATCTAATCAAGACAAAGTGGCTGCCGCAGCTCAGGCGGCCGCAGACGCGGTTAAGGCTCAGCTGGCACCATCATCTGTTGCTCCGCAGCAATAAGGAGGGCACCATGAAATTAAAAACTAAGCCCATCACCTTGGTAGTCGCCTTTTTGGTAATCAATGACAATATTGAATTACCAGTTCACATTACAGAGCACTATCTAACTGCTGTAGCACTGGCTTTGGCACTAGCTTCCCTGGGTCTAACGTTTTTCTCGATAGCTTGGGGTAATCAGGAATATGAAGAGGATATATTTTGTCCTCGAACCCACGACTAAAAGGATTCTTTGAGACAACTCTAAATCGAAAACGAAAGTCGGTAAATGTGTCCGGCACATTAGCAATTCCTTGAAAGATAGCTGTTAATCTGTAGGTGCTATAAGGCTTAACAATTACGACGTCACTGGGCAACAATCGGATAACGTTTAATATACCTGCAAGCATATTTTCTTTGGACGATCCTCCCGCAAGACGTTCTTTGACCACGTCACCAGCGAGGGTCTCTTGAGTCAGGAGTTGAAAATTGCAGTACTTGTCAGATCCGTGTGAAATTAGCTGAAAACTGTAAATAGTTAGTGGAAGAGAAGATGGATTTAAGACATCTAGATTGATTTCAATTGATGGGCCTAGCATAAGCAAGCTTTTGCAATTTGGCCGCTTTGAATTGTAGCTAAAAACAGCACGATTAGCATATGTAATTGAATCAAGATTCATGTAATTTGCTTTTCTTTTTTGACCTTTCCAAACCCAAAATGAAAACCAAAAGCTTGCCAAAGAAATCAATATAGAAATAATAGCTAGCATCTCTTTATCACCTCTCACTTAGTATCCATTAATGCTTGACTTGAAATCAAGGAGAAAATAAATGAAAAACAACATAAAAATTATCAGGGCCGTCGCCGGACTAGCGACGGCCTTTACTTTGGCGACGACTCCGGTTTCGGTTTTTGCGGCCAAGGGAGACCAAGGTGTCGACTGGTCAGTCTGGCAAGGCGCCAACGGTGTATTTGGCTATTCAACCGACGACTTCGGCATATCTCAGATTGGCGGATATAGTGGTTATGGTGTGTATGAACAACCAACGTATAAGACACAAGTAGCTTCTTTGATTGCGGCCGGTAAGAAGGCACATTCTTATATGTGGTGGCAGAATATCGACAACACCAATTTGGCCAAGCAAGTGCTAGATCATTTCTTGCCTGAGGTTCAGACGCCAAAAGGGTCGATTGTTGCGCTTGACTATGAAGCTGGATCAACCAACACGGCAACCTTGCTGTGGGCACTCGACTACATTCGTGATGCTGGTTACACACCAATGCTGTACGGCTATAAGAGCTTCTTGATGAGTCACATTGACTTGTCACAAATTGCCAGCCGCTATCAGTTATGGCTTGCGGAATATCCTGACTACAATGTAACCACCGTGCCGAATTATGGCTACTTCCCTAGTTTTGACAATGTAGGTATCTTCCAGTTCACGTCAACCTATCGCGCTGGTGGCCTTGATGGCAACGTTGATCTAACCGGCATCACTGATTCAGGCTACAACGGTAGCACGACAACCGACAGCGGCAAGACCTATGTCAACCCTTCAACCAATACACCAGCAACCAACGCGGGTCAGAAAGCTAACAACACCACGCTTAGCCAGATCAAAGCAGGTGACAGCGTTAAGGTTAACTTCGGCACAACCCGTTGGGCGAACGGTGTCGCAATGCCTAGCTGGGTTCAGGGCAAGACGTACACCGTGCAGCAAGTATCTGGATCTAAAGTATTGCTTGGTGGCATCATGAGTTGGATTAGCCGAAGCAATGTTGAGTTGCTGACAACTACCAATGTGCCGTCAGTAAGCTCTGGCTCGACCTACACGGTTCAGTCTGGTGATAGTTGGTGGTCGATTGCTTACAAATATGGCATGAATATGTATACGTTGGCCTCTAACAACGGAAAGACGATCAACAGCGTGATTCACCCCGGAGACGTTCTCCGAGTATCTGGCACAAGCTATTCAAGCGTAGCAAGCCACACGTATTACACTTTGCAATCAGGTGACAGCTTCTGGAGCATTGCCAGCAAGTATGGCATCAGCATGTACACACTGGCAGCTAACAATGGCAAGTCAATCTACAGCGTCATTCATCCAGGCGAAAGCCTGTATATCCGATAG